AACTTCGTAGTCAGTCTCGTAACCCCGATCGTCAAGGCGGTCAAAGGGTCCGAGACCAAAACGTTCTATACCGAAACCTCGTTTCGGCGATGGTTCGAGACTGTCGCACAAGGCTCCTCTCACTGGAAAATCAAGTACTACAAGGGTCTGGGGACATCGACTTCACTGGAAGCAAGGGAGTACTTCAAGAACATCCAGAACTTGACCGTCGGGTTTGCGGACGACACGAAAACGACCGAGTCGATCGTGTTGGCATTCGACAAGGGGATGGCGGATGCGCGCAAGACGTGGTTACTTGCTAACACCGAGAAGGATCCTCGGCAGCGTGAGATCGAGTACGGTACCGTCAAAACACTCAGTGTCACTGATTTCGTGCATCGCGATCTGGTCAATTTCAGTTTGGCTGATTTGCGACGTTCTATTGCCAGTATGGTCGACGGGTTCAAACCTTCGCAGCGCAAAGTCCTGTACGCCTGCTTGTCCAAGAACTTGACTGAGGATATGAAGGTGGCCCAGTTGGCCGCGTACGTCTCGGAAAAAACCAGTTATCACCATGGCGAGACCTCGTTGGCCGATACGATTGTGAAGTTGGCCCATGATTTCGTGGGGTCCAATAACTTGAACTTGTTGGAACCCAGTGGTCAGTTTGGGACCCGGTTAATGGGGGGTAAAGATTGCAGTCAGACCAGGTACATTTACACCAAATTGTGCCCAGTGACCCGGTTAATATTTGACAAACATGATGACAATGTACTCAGTTATCTCATGGACGACGGGAAAAGCATCGAACCGGACTACTTTGTCCCGGTGGTGCCAATGGTTCTGGTGAACGGATCAGAAGGGATCGGGACCGGGTTCAGCTCGTACATCCCGCCTTATAGTCCTAGTGATATCGTCGAAAACATCCAGTTGGCACTTAGTGGCAAACCGATGAAACCAATGAACCCCTGGTTCAAAGGGTTCCGAGGTACAGTTACCAAAAGTGACGAAACAACCTGGACCGCTTGTGGAACATACACGTGTGAAGGGACAACGTACCGCATCACGGAACTCCCACCAGGTCGATGGACCCAGGATTTCAAGGAGTACCTCGACACCTTAGTCGAGAAGAAAGTTGTGACGAATTATGAGAATAACAGTACGACTGAACAGGTCAGTTTCTCGGTCTACGGGTACACTGGTACCACCCCGGTCAAAGATTTCAAGATGGAAAAGGTGTTCCATACGACCAATATGCATCTGTTTCATCCCATCAAGGGTATCAGGAAGTACGCCAGTGCCGAGGAAATCCTGGTGGATTTCTTGGAGATCCGGATCGAGTACTACAAGAAACGCAAAGAGTACCTCGTGAAAACCCTGACCGAAGACCTTGCCGTACTGCAAAACAAAGCGCGGTTCATCCAGATGGTCATTGATGGATCATTGACGATATTCAAACGGACCAGGAGTGATATCGAGCGCGATCTGAAAAGCTTCAAGTTTGATGGACCTTCGTACGATTACCTGTTCAATATCAAGACGTACCAGTACACGTCCGAACACGTCGACAAACTCAACAGTGAAGTCAAGGTCTCACAAGAGACTTTGGAAACTGTGCAGAGTACGACAACTTTGAAGATGTGGAAGAGTGACCTATTAAAAATGTCATCAACAACTAAATAAATAATGGAGCTTTCTCCAGTTTTGTCAATGTACAAGAGGTACAGCAAGTACACCACCCAAACACACACGTGTCGACCCGAAACTCCGGCTGATTTTAATCAGTTGGTCGAGATGGAAATCCCGCGGTACGGCGATTTCATCAAGACGATATTTGTCAAGTTGACATTACCGCCTACCTATGGTGCACCTAATAGCGGTGATAAAATGTACATATACACCGGTTCACCTGGTCTGCATATATTCGAGTACGTCGACCTTGTCATAGGTGATAAGGTCATAGAGAGACTTGATGGATACTCGATGGCTCTTTACTTTATGAAACGGTACGGACCTTTTTACAATGACATACTCGACAATACAATTGGCGGTAATCCCGAACAGCATTTCGAGTACAGTCCTTTGAACGGTCTCGAGTTTCATGCGACGCGTTCTGATTATACAGATAAATTTGGTGGTTCGGAAAGTTTCAATTTGAATTATGTTAATAATCGCAACCGTACTCTATTTTACCCATTACCTTTCTACTTTTTTAACAAACCTTCCTTGGCTATACCTATTTGCTTGCTGCACAAACAAGAAGTTAAACTTCGGTTCAAGTTTCGAGATTGGCAAGACCTTATCATCGTCGATGGTGAAACAGCTTTTGATAATATAGAAACGTACGGAGCGGGTAAGTCGTCAAGTGGTGATTATGTTAGTCAAAACTACGATAAAGTAAATTTTAGTACTATTTTCGGTCCGCTCAAACTCGTCGATTTTTCAGTTCCGGTGGAGTTTGCTTATATATCGGATGATGACTACAAATATTTTAGTTCTCGACCATGTACATACATTATCAATCAAACACAAAGACAATTGATAGACGTAGCGTCTAACGTGTTCAATATAGAAACTCGTATCGATTTCATAAATCCGGTAAAAACTATGGATTTTTTTGTCAAATACACCAACAAAAATAGAAATTATTTCCGAAACTTGTACAATATGAAAGCTAATTATGCTCGTTTGAAAAATGGTAAAGCATCTATGCACCATATTGAAAGTATTCAGCTTGATTTTGATGGTGAAACATACTTGTCAAATTCAATAGCGAATTATCAGTTTTTGACCTGCGTCCAAAAATATAAACATAATTTAGGGTTTTATAATGTAACGCGTACAGATAGGTGGCAAACGAATATTCCCTATATAAATACTATCAGTCCTGGTAACGTTTTTTATACATTTAAAAAAATGATTTTAGCAAATAATCCATATAACATGTACGCTAAATCGGTATCAGGACCGTTCTACAGTTACAGTTTTGCCCTTGATCCATTTTCCGAAAATCCATCAGGGTACATGAATTTCAGTACTATTCGTAATCCTTACATGACAATAAACATGTTTTCAGATCGACAAACAGTTGACAGCAATTTACTATTATCAGAACCTCGGCAAGTGTACGTGTACGCTTATAGTATAAATATTCTTACGTTTGATCCGGTCAAAGGAAATGCTACTTTGAAATTTCAAAATCCGTCTTATACTTAAAAATGTCAGTAGTACTAAAGGATAATGTCCAGTGGTCGGTACACAAAAGTTGTCACCGGGTACGAAGATATAGTTTTATGCGGCGACCCTAAAACGAGTTATTTTTTGACACGGTACAGTAAAAAATTACCGAATTACGAATCGTACATAATCGAAACAAATATTTTAGACCAAGTCAAATATGGAACACTTTTACGTACGGTCATACCGGAAAAAGGCGACATTATCAAAGGTATCATCATAAAAGTAATTATTCCGACTGATTATGTATCGATATATGCTTCGTATGCTCTTATAGAGTACTGCGATCTTATCATAGGAGGACAACTTATCGATCGACTTACAGGTGAATACATGAGTTTACTGCTTGATAAAAAACTATCGTACACTCAACAGAGTGCTATAGCGATATTTGGTACGACTATAACAAACGCTTCATTAAAAACCGATGCCGGTCTTACACAGTTATTCTTTGAAATTCCTTTTTATTTTTTAAACAAGTTGCATCTGGGTATACCCATATGTGCACTGTACAAACACAAAGTAGAATTTCACGTGAAAATAAAAGAATGGACACTGCTCAAAGAAACGACATATTTTTCAAACCCTGATGTTTCTTGGATTTCTCGTTTCATAGATAATAAACAGGATAGTGTCATACCTATGAAAGTATTTTCAACCTTGGTGGAATACTTGAAAGTACCCGATGAAATCAGAGAACGTATAAAAAACAGTACAATGACCTATACGATAACCCAAACTCAGTTACAACATGAACTTATACCAAAGTATGCCGATACGTTTGATACGTCTCTCAAATTTATAAACCCTGTTCATAATTTGCTTTTTTATTATAAAACAAGGAACGATATCGATCGTAAACTGTATGGCGGATCCGGTTCAAGATTGGACGATTTTAGGTGGTGGTATATATCCCCTAGTACTATACCAAGTACACATTACACTAAAATAAAAGCACTCGTTTACAAGTACGGTAACGCACTTTTCAAAACCGTCGTAGGCTTGGAAGTCCCACCTGATACGAAGTCTCAGATTTTTGGGTACGATCTCTATTTCCTAAATTTTGAATACTCGTCGTTACATCATATGATAAATATCGAACTTCAGTTCAATGGCGAAACTATTATCGACCCTGATAATTCAGGACATTTTCTAATGATGAACCAAGTCCATAAACTGATGAACAAAGGTGTTACGAGCACACCAATGGTCTATTCTTTTTTCGGTGTCGTACCTGAT